GTCGCTGCAGTCGCGCCAGGTTGCCTCATGCGGTTGCCGCGAGGTCTTCAGCGCCGTGACGCGGCGCATGATCCATGCGAGATCAGCGGCCACGGGTCACACCAGTTGGGTGCGGGGACGGCCACCGCCGCCCCCGCCACCACCGCCCCCATACCCTCCACCACCGGGAAGCGTGCCACCGCCGCCAGCGCGGCCGGCAGTGACGTAACCCATCGGCGCCGGCTGACCGACCAGCGGCGTGTAGCCGTCCGGGTCAACCTTCGCACCGAGCGCATCTTGCGGCCCGCCCAGCGTGGCCAGCAGGTTGCCCTGGCTGCGACGGCGGCGCTGACGGTCGACGATCTTCGCGTTCGCTGAGGCCGTGGCGGCAGCTTCGGCCGCCAGCCGCTCGGCTTCAGGGTCCGGCGCAGGCTCCAGCTTGATCGGCTTCGGCTTCGTGAACAGGCCGAGCGGGTCGGCCAGGTCCTTGATGCCACCGCCGCCCAGGCCGGGCGCGATGAAGTTCGGCGTCCGCGTGATGCACACGGCTTACTTCTCCGCCTCGGTCTTGAAGGCGTCCGGGTGCACGTAGTAGCCCTCGGCCGTCAGCACGCCGCGCTTGTTTGCGTCGGGGTTCTCCTTGAACCACTTGGCGGCAGCAGCGGCGGACTTGTGCCGGAAGTCGGGCACGGCGGTGAAGCGGCGGCCGGCGTCTTCCTCGACAGCAGCCTCGTCTTCGTGCTGAGCCGCTGCGGGCTGCTGGTCGCCACCAGTGTCGCCTGGGACACGAGAGGCCCTGCGGCCACGGGTTGCTGGGGCCGCTGCGGGCTGCTGGTCGTCGTCCATGGGGTGCGCTCCGTCAGTCAATTGACGCGCGCAGTCTGTCCGCGAGGGGCGGGAAAATCTTCCCGCTCAGACTTCCCAGTCGTCGGCGAGCGAGATGATGGGCGCCGAAGCTGCGGCCTTGCCGGTCACGTCGGACCACAGCACCAGCAGCCGCAGCGCATCGTTGCCGTTCGGGTTGCAACGCACTTGGCGCCACTTGCGCACGCGATCGGCGGTTGCTCCGATCTGGTCGGCCACCTTGCCGTCATTGAGCCCAAACGACGCCAGCTCCGACAGGACCGCGATCCAGTGCACGCTTTGGTCGTGGGCGAGGCGGATCACTTCGGCAGCACTGCCCGGATGGACGACAGCAGGACAACCGGCTCCCCCAGCGCATCAGGCAGCCTGCGCTCATGCAGCCACAGCGCCGACTCAGCCCTCGCCTTCATCGGCAGCGCGTCCAGGTGGTAGCGCGCCTTGTGCATCGCGATCTCGATGTCAGCGTCTGGCGCGCCAGGGAACATGCGCCGGCCCCAGTCCAGGTCCATGGCCATCAGCGCGCGCACCTTGTCGGTGGCGAGCGTGGAGTGGTTGCGGTCGAAGAGGTGGCGCCTCATGGTTTGACCTCGCAGATGCGGAACACAACGCCACCCAGGTTGATGGTCTGACCTTTGCACACGAGCAGCGGCGATGCGCGGGGGCCGTTGACGGTGAGGCGCAGCACTGACCAGTTGCCGCGGCCTTGGGGGCGCAGGATGAGCATCACGGCTTGCTCGTGATCGTTGCGCGGATGCGTGCGCCAGGCGGGCCTGGGATCACGAACGCGCAGTCGGTCATGACGTCGGCTTGGCTGAAGAGCTGCTTCGCCGGCTGCACTTGCGCGGCCGCGTCGATCTGCTCGATGGCCACCCACACGCCTGGCGAACTCAGCGCCATCGGATCCTCGCCCGGATAGACCTTGGCCAGTCTGGCGTACTCGACCACGCGCGCATCGTCAGCCCACAGGCCTGCGTCGGTGATGGCGTCTTCGGTCGACCGCACCAGCTTCGACAGGTCAGGCTTCTTGTCCGGCCACGTCCGGCGAGTCTTTGGCGCGCTCTTGGGCTTCTGGACGGTGAACACCATGGCCACCCTCAGCGGGCCGTCGAGCGTGCCGTGCTGGGCGTGCATAGCCTCGGCCACGGCCTTCACGTCCATGCGCCACGGCTTGACCTTCTTGCTGCTCTCAGCGAGCACGGCGTGGCCGCCGTGGATGCCCTTGAAGCTCTTGCTGCCCTGGGGTGCGGGCGTGCCGCGAACGGTGAACGTCAGCATGGCACCCCCTTCCCTTCGCCCTGGCGCCAGCGGTCCCACAGGATCACGTACCGCAGACGCCCCTTGGCGCCCATGCGCTCACGAGCGGTTTGCAAGCGCGAGTGAAGTAAGGTCACATCCACACCGAGACTGCGCGCGGCCAGTTTGGTGCAGCCATGCTCAGTGAAGGCATCCATCGCCTCGGCGCAGGTAGGCGAAATGCCCCACGGATTCCGGTTACTCATCGCTGTCTCCAGTCCATGCGGCACGCATGACCGCTACCACGAAGCCAAGGGGCCAGGCCGATGGCGAGAAAGAACCAGTCGGAGGCGGTCATTGGGGCTCCAAATGCGCGCGCATGTGGGCGCTCTGGTTTTCGGAAGCGCCCCCCATCGGGATGTCGTACGGCTCAATCCTCGACATCCGGTCGTTGGAGAAGCGCAAGGTCGCGTCGTCGAACCACAGGCCGACGCTGCCTTCGAACCGGCCGTTGCGCTGGCCTTCAACGCTGATGCGCGCGTCCGGCTGGTTGGCCTCGATGGCGTTCGGATCCTTTCGCAGCGCCGCCTCCTTGGCGCGGTTGGCCCAGACGATGACGATGTTGTGCGGCAGGTCGCTGATGGTGCTGGAGCCGCGCAGGTCGTAGCGAGACGGCGGCTTGCTGTCGTCGCCACCAGTCGGCTTGCGGCAGTGCGCAATGACGTGGACGTGCAGGCCAGTCTCGCGAGCCACGTCGCAGAAGTCGGACATCAGCTGCTTCTGCTCGTCCAGGCTTTCCTCGGACTGGCAGACCTTCATCAGGTTGTCGACGAAGACGTGCTGGCCGCCGAGCTCGCGGGCGAAGTAGCGCAGGACTGCCAGGCACAGCTTCGGCGTGAGCCGGCCGACGTGGTCGAACATCCACAGCCGGTCGTCGGTCCATGCGGTGAAGTCCGCCAGGTGCCGACGGCTTGGCCACTCCATGGCGAGGGCTTGGCGGGCCATGCGCGACAGCGTGGCAGCCACCTGCATCTCCAGGCTGACGACCAGAACCCGCTGGTCGAAGGCGCACAGGTCCAGCGCCACCTGGCCGGTGAACATCGACTTTTTGTGCTTGTTGAAGCCGGCCCAGACTGTGACCTCGCCCGGGCGGAACTCAAGGTCAGCGCCCAGCTTCGTCGATCGCATGTGCGGCAGGTAGTCGCCAGGACCGCGGCGGATGAAGGCCCGCTCGAGCTCATCCTGGAACGCCGAGGCCTTGCGCACCTTCAGCGCCGGCTCGGTCGCCTCCATGTAGCTCTGCAGGTCGATCGTGTCTGCTTCGATCATTCGGGCCATGTCAGAACTCCTGCGGTGTCGAAGTACTCGACCATGTGGATTTCCTCGCCTTGCTTGCGATGAAGGCCGCCGATGACGCGATCGACCCCGGCATTGACGCAGGCGTCATAGGCCTTGCGCACCCTGGCTTCGTCGTCGACGTGGCCGCTGATGTGTACCAGCGACAGGCCAACGAGAAAGCGCAGGTCCAGACGGTCGATCGGGTCCGACGGTTCGATGAGCAGATGCGGCTGCAGGCCTTGCTCGTGCCAGTGGTCGCACAGCCACTTCGGGTTCACGCCGACATCGACGCTGACGAACGTCGGCTTGCGGTGCTTGAGCCGCATGGCGATGAGGGGTTGGTGGCCGCGCATCACCGGGCTCCAGCGAAGATGTCGTCGGGTGCTGGCTGACCCTTCGGAGCGAACTCCACCGAGCGGCGAACCCACGTCCGCCATGTCGCCTGCCAGTCGAGCTTCGTCCCGTCCTTGCCGGGCTTCGACGCCCAGTGGTCTCGGAACTTCTCCAACTCCTGAGCAACCTTGCTCCCGACCAAGCCCTGCGAAGCAGCGAAGGCGTATCCGGCTTCTCCCGGGTCCCAGCCTGGGGGTAGGCGCGAAGCGCGTTCTCTCTCACCTGTACCTCTGGTACTAGGTTGGTGCTTGGTGACTGGTGTCTGGGGACGGGCGCGCGGTGCATTGCCTTCGGACTGCGTTCGCATATGCGTTCGCATTGCGTCCGTTGATGCGTTCGCATTGCCTTCGGACTGCGTTTCTCGTTGCGACCACCTTGCGTCGGCAGATGCCTTCGCTTTGCGCTGCTTGTCCTTGAACCGCTCGATCTCGGCATCTGCGCGGCCCTGGTGGTGTCCGTCTTCTGCCAGCTGGAAGAACTCGCGCAGCACGTAGGCGACTGCATCGCGCTCGCCTTTCGATGTGGCCCTGGCCAGCTTGCAGCAGTCGCGTAGGTCGGCCGGAAGCGGCTTCTCGCGGCCGTAGTAGGCGTCAAGCAGCCGGCGGTATGCGCAGTCCTCCACCATCGACAGGTGCGCGGTGTCGCGCATGTAGTCGCCCAGGTGGTGCTCGTAGTAGTTCAAGCGCAGGCCTCTCTCTTGCCAAACAACCGGCGAGCTGCGCCCAAGCGCGGGCCCGCTATACCCTGGGCGGGCGACACTGTGAAAAGCTTGCAGTAGGCGTTGCGCGTGAGCATGTGGTGGGCCTGGGTTAGGCGGTCTTCTTCGGCTGCTGGCACCCCAGGCAGACCCACCCACGCGGCGTCTTGCGACGCCCGGCCATGGCGAGTTGCGCCAGCTGGCAGCGGCAGCACATCCAGCTCTTGCGCAGCGGGCTGTAGGGGTTGTGGCCGATGGCGGTCATGCGATGAGCCTCGCCGCCTGGATTTCCTCGAGCACTGTCAGTTGCCCTTGCAGCGCGAGCCACTGGCTGATGGCGGTGTTCCCGCAGGCCAGCTGGAAGCCGCGCACGCCGCCGCCAGGCAGATCGCGCTGGTGCTTGCCGTCGCGCAGGTAACAGGTCACATGCGCGGGGTAGAGGCCGGCCTCTTCGGCAAGCCTGGCCTGGGTCATGTTGCGCACGCGGCGCAGTTCCCAGCAAAGCCTGACCGCATCGCGGTAGGACTGGAGTTCAGCGATGTGCCGGGAAGGGACGACGCTTGGTGCGTCGAGCCTGCAGAGCAAGGGCAAAGAGATCTGCTGCATCGGTGCCTCGATACAAAAAGACCATGAGATTTCCCGTTGAATTTCCAGTTGAACGGGGGCGAAAGTGAACGCATCGGCATTGACCAAACGCGATCCTTTCTGATGCGCCCCACCCTCACCACCACGCGAGGCAGAGGCACCCGCCAAGGCGGCGGATCGGGGAGACGCATCAGGAAGGACCATGGAAACGAAACACGACATCTGGGCCCGCGCAGCCGTCCGCCGGCTGCTGGCCAGGCTGCAGCTGCTCATAACCCGTGGCGTGCGCTTGTAGGAGGCGGCCATGTCAGTCCCCCCACCCTTCACCGAGATCGACCAGCACGTTGTGCTTGATCTCGTAGCAGCTCACCACGGCCCACGCGATCACGGCCACCAGCGAGACAACCGTGGCCGCGCAGATCGCAGCGAACCAGACGGCGGCGGTGTTGGGGTCCATGGGTTAGGCCCCGGCAACGTGCTTGGCCTTGATGGCGGCACGCGTATTGGTGGGCAAGCCGGCATAGCTGAGCGTCTGGTAAATGTGCTGGCGACTGCACCCAACCTCAGCTGCGATTTCGGCAGCAGTGGCGCCGGCGGCAATGCGCGCCGCCCAACCCTCCAACTTGCCCCGATCAATGCCGCTCTTGGAATAGATGCCGAGCAGGCTGCACGCGTTGCGCAGCAAATGGACGCTGACCTTGAGGCGATCGGCGATTACCGCCATCGTCAGGCCTTGGTCTACGAGTGCGCGGATTTCCGCTTCCGTCGTGGTGGGACCGGTCTTGCGCTTCATCGCTTAGGCCTTGACCGCTTCGCCCTGCCCCTCGGCGGGGGCGGATTGCATGCGCAGGACGTCCCAGGCCATATCCGGCCGCAGGTCTTCGCATGGGACCGTTCGCCCCAAGCGCCTGGTTTCGCGCTCGATGACGGGGCAGTACTCCGCAGGCACCCTGTTCTTCAGCCACGACTGGACGGTCTGGTGCCTGTGGTCTTTGACGTTAAGCAACCTGGCCGCTTGAACGGGGCCGCCAAGGACTTGCACCGCCAGTTCGGCGGCGATCTGGGGGGCAGTCTTCTGTTCCATGCCCAGCAGTGTACGCAAGAAAAACTAGTAGCGCTAGATTTTCCTGCATCGACCATGTCGGCAGCGCATGAAAAACTTGCACAGATGAGCATTCACGAGGAAATCAAACGACGGAGGCAGGCCATGAACTGGTCGCTTGAGCGCCTGGCCGAAGAGGTGACCAGCCTCGAGGGGCGGGAAAAGCCGTTGGCTTGGCAGACGGTGCAGCTTTGGGAGAAGGCTGCTGGCGGCACGGCGCCGTCCCGGAAACGCTTGGTGCACGTCGCGACCGCGCTGGGTTGCCGGCCCGAGGATCTACTTTTTGGAACAAGCTCATCGACTGAGCCTGACCCTACTCACAGTGATGTCACGTCTACGCCGCTGAGCGGGGACGAGGTGAAGCTGTTCTACGAATCGTTGACCAGCTCCGAGCAGGCGACCTTGTGCAACATCCTCTGGGCGGCGCGCGGGTCCTTCCCTGCGCTGTCCGAAAAATTGATGGGGGATGCCACATGGCAAGAAGAGAGTTCGATGGCGCTGCATCGGGTGGTGGGCTTGCTCGCCAAGACCCAGAGCAAGGATCTGAGATGAAGCCGCCGTTCCGCCTGGTCCCGATCGACGGGTCCGTATCGCACGACACCGTTCAGTGTCTTGAGGCCCTGCTTGAGAAGGCAAGGGCCGGCGAAGTGATCGGCGTGGCCTACGCGGTGATGTATCGACGACGGCAGTACCGCGTGCACAGCTGTGGCGAAATGCACAAGAACCCGACGTTCGCGCGAGGTGCGGTGGCCGCCTTGGGTGATCAGCTCTCTCGACAACAGTGGATGACCTGAGTGGGTGAAATGAAACAACAAGCCGCCCTCCTCGCCCTCCTCGCCCTCGCGGGCTGCAGCACGCCCTACTACACCAAGCCAGGTGCAGGCCCAGAGGAATTCCACATGGAAAACGGCCAGTGCGAGGCCTATGCGAGGTCGGCCCCGTCGTCGAGCGAGAAGCGCAAAATCTACGACGCATGCATGCGCGGCAAAGGCTGGTACCGGACGAAGAATCCGAACTGAAGCCACCGTTTGCCAAGTAGCCCGCCGAGTGCGGGCTTTTTCATGCCCACAAGAAATTTGTAACGGCACTGCTAGTTTTTCTTGCGTTGCTAGTTTTTCTTGCGTAGACTTCTCCCCATCGAACCCCCGCGTCCCCAACGCACAGATGGAGAGAGCAGATGGCAAAGCACCAGATCCTCAACCGCTGGACCGACCAGGTTCTGTTCGAGTGCGATGTGCCCGACGAGCTGGCAAGCGGCCTGCGTTCGCGTCACGCTCTTGAGCAGGCTGTTGCGGCCCGCGCCAACCTGAGCGACGCCGACCTGCGCGGCGCCGACCTGCGCGACGCCGACCTGCGCGACGCCAACCTGCGCGACGCCGACCTGCGCGGCGCCGACCTGCGCGACGCCGACCTGAGCGACGCCGACC